CTATATGCGTAGGCCTCTGGTAATGGCGTCGTAGACCAGCATCAGCGCCAGTCCGATGGTAAGAATCAATATAGGGATGGCGTAGTGCCCGCCTGCATCGAAGAGGCTGGGCAACGAGAGCGCTCCGGCAAAGATCGCCGCTATGACAATAAACAGACTACGCTTCCACACAGCTAATGCTGCCAGAAGCAGCGGGAAAAGGAATGTTGAAATCGCGATCATTGTGGCTCCTCCTACCTCTGAACAACCCTGGACTCCTATATAGATCAAATTGCCCATCTATTTCGCTGTACCATTTCGCACATAACCTCTGGCGCTCATTACATCATTCAGGGCATCCAGGTCGGTTACTTTCGGCTCTTCCTTGAATACAATCAGTATCCCTTCGACGGGATACTCCTCATCACCTATATCTCCGATAGTCACACTCTCAACTTTCATTCCCGTATACCTGTTCTCCAGGGCAGCGGGATTCAATTCCTCTTTTATCCACACAACACTTCTCGTTGAAACAGTATCTTGGCTAAATGCAGAAGAAGTCAGCAAACAGGTAAATATGATTACCAATAATAGCACACCTTCTACTAATCCCCTCTTTACTACCGCAATATTTTTATACATGTTACCGCTCCTGCCAAATTTTAGGAGAAAGCACTAAAAGATAATTATTTGCACCCCCTGTAGCACCATTTTCTGCAGAGCAAACTATATATGAATTGGTAGAAACCACCGATGATGGAACAAACGCAGAACCAGTAATCTGTCCTTCTTGAACTCCATCAATTTCAAATGTTACGACGCTCTCATCCGGATCAAGAATTATCACCAGATAATGTTGGGAATGATCATTAACACCCAAATCGACAGTAGCCCTCGCAGTTCTGTATGATTCCCCGTAGTAATGATTATTCTCTAAATATATACCAACACCAACCGTAGCTAGCTGCCCAAGTGCATTTGAGTGCTTTAATTGTATTCTACCAACAAATTCAGAGTCACTTGTAAGTCTCCCTGTGGTAGCTAAAATATACAACTTTTCCGACCAGTCAAAATGATAGTACGTCCCGCCTTCGTTAAACCCAAAGCATCTAGCGGTACTCCTTGTGGAGCTGTTAGGAGTTGTGCCTGTGCTTAAAGCCTGCCTGAATGGCTCATAGAAAGTATTACCACTCCCCACATTGGTCTCAGTCCATCCAGCATTTGTGGGGATAGGTACATAATTCGATTGCTCTAGCAACCCCGCTAGCAATTCACCCACGTGGGAGTCTTTTGACGCGTTATGGTCATAAGCCCAGTTTGAGCTTATCGGGTCTGTGGTTGCCCCATCCACTGGTATATCATCTACAGCAGACTCCATTACCGCACCCGCAAGCCCCTCAAATGTGTAAACCCCATTAATCCAAACATCCTGAACATAGCTGTCGTTGCTATTGTTCCGAGTGATCCCGCCGGCATCTGTGGCCAAGTTCAAGAACAAGTTGTCTGTGAAGTTGCCATCAGAGAACACAGGGTTAGAGCCATCACGAGTAAAGTAGGTGGATGGCCCCAGTCCCTCGATTACTATATTCCCACCAGGGAGAGTCACCACATCCCCGAAGTTGTACTGTACACCACAGAGATCCTGGACCTTCCCCCCGTTGGGGAGGTTGTCAACGGCCTCCTGCCACTGGACATGGTCATCGATCCCGTCGCAGACCATGTCGGCGGTGTAGGCCTGGGCTGTGCCAGTGATAGCTATGGAGATCGTGTCCCTGGCCGTCGTATCTATAAAAGCCCCACCAAGGAAAAGTGAGGCTACTATCGATAAGGCCAGGACGATGGCAATAAATGCTTTAAGGCAACGCATAACTTCTTCCTCTCGTGCTATTCGGCATAACAACCACTCCGTGCTCTACCAGCAGCTTGCCTATTCGATTAGGCGGGCAGGTCAGCCCATTCTGAGCGAGTAAAGCCCTCATAGCGACCGCAGAAATAACGTCATGTCCTTCCGATTTCAACTGACCGATAGTGGCGTCGATGATCGCCCGCTCAGGCACGTATGGTATTACTCCAGTGGTGTCGACCTCAAAAGATCCCGGGTCCCCGTCGTGCCCATTATCTCCTCGCCCTATCGAGATCGTTGTCCGTTCGATCTCGTACCGATTGAAGGCCTCGTTCTGGCCGACAAGGAGGAAGCTATTATACATAGACCACAACGGCTTTGCGTAGAGGTTTATTTCATGGTACGGTCTCCCGCTGACACGTGCGGGGACACCGGTCATCACCCCCGAGAGATCGAAGAACTTCAGGTTGATCTCCACGCCCCTCCTCAGATGGTTTTCCCGGCCCCAGGGGGTATGAAAAAGATCTGAGCACTGCACCAGAATGTCGGTCTGGAACCGCACCCTGGTATCGACCCACATAAAATCCTGCACGCTGTAAGCTATAGATAGCTCTTTCTTTCTTATCTGGGTCGTGAGCCAGTTCATAAGCTTGTTCTTGTTTGTCTGGCTCTCCCGGGCATCGACAGTAAACTGCATCTCATCGATGATCGTCACGCTATTTTGGAGGCTCTGTCCGAATGAATACAATTCATTCGTGTCCAGCGGACTCGCATCGTATCGTCCCTCGGCAAAGTCCCCACCGATGGGCATATTGGCGAACACCTTGCGCCCGCTGGCAAGTGCCACCAGTGCCAGGTAACACAATGCTACCGATTTACCCCCACCCCTGTGCCCTACAAAGCCTACAACGTATTCCACTTATCCCTCAGCATTCTATGCCGTGCTATTTCTGCTGATTGTCATTGCTCGACCGTATGGGGAATTTCAGTCCCCCTTGTTTCACCTTTTGCCCCCATAGCTGGGGTGCGAGCACTCCTATAATCGCCTGTACAAGCTCACGCCGGCCGATTCCTCCAATACTAGGTTGGGCAGCCAGCCATCTCCGAGCTATGTCGGCGTGCTCTTTCCCCAGGCCATAACGATCACCCTTAGCGATAAATCTAAGGAGAGCATTCATCTGCTTGGGGGTGCCGACGATCGATCTCATCAAGAGCTCTTCAGGCTCTTTTCCCGGTTTGATGAGTTCACCAGCCAGATTCGAGAACTGCGAATCCTTGGTCAACCCACCCAAAAAAGAATCGATCGATACCTTGTTGTTATGACTATATGGTGTTCCCTGTTCAAACATTATTCACCTGCCCTTTACCCTTGAAATACAGACGAAGCTATCATGAACAATGCGAATAAGCATATGCCCACGAGCGCAATCATTACCCCGGATTGGATACGTTGGAGCCAGGGGGAGTCTACATGCTCGAAGCTAACCTCTATCTCCCAATCCAGGGCACCATATAGCTCGCCCGGTGTAATGTTGGCCTCGTTATCCAGGAAAGCCTGTGTGGGATTAAACAGGCGTAATTCACTTGTTTGTGTGGTTTCTCCTGTTTCCTCGTCTTTAATCTCCACGGCTACCCGCTCCATCACATAAACAATCCCCTTCTTCATGCGGGTCAACCGCGCCGATGTTGGTATTTGCCTGGAGGGCACAGTCTCCATCTTTGAACAAAGCTCGTCGTATACCCGGGTTTTCACCGGGCGATCCTGTTGCGGTTTTTTTCCGATCATTGGTAGCTTCATAACATCACCAACCGAATGAGGGCATCGATATCTCGACATCGGATGTAAACAGCCAGATCACCATCAAGAGGGCGATCAGAGCAAACGACCCCAACACCAGGAGCTGCACCATATCTGAAAATTTATTGCCTTGCGCCTTCTTCTCTGACGATGCAAAGGCCCTGTCTCTCGCCCCGCGGGCAATCGCCGCTAAGACAGCTTTGAACTGCCTGGCTTTCTCGGCCCGATCGATCGCTATTCCCGGATAGTGGGGAATAGCGCTAGCGCTAGTGCACACTAGCCTGGGTTCATTATTCTCATCAAGCCGAATGGCATCAGGATCGAGAAAGTACGCTTCCTGGCTCTCTTTGTCGACGACAAACATCGAGTCGACCGCCAGCACTTCCGTGATCAACTTGCCATCAAGCGTAAAGAAATCGACTTCGAACTTTTTTCCTGCCTTTTTGCGGCTGCGCCAATACCAAAGGCCCGCAGCTCCGCCCAGGAGCCCTATAAAAGCTATGATCAAAAGCCACTCAATCATGTCCAATCACCTCTAAAACACGACATCGGCATACCAGAGGCATACCGACATCGATACACTTGCGCCATGGTTTACCTCTTTTTGGATCTCTTCGTCCGGCGCTTCTTAGAGATCTTCCTAGCGCCCTTCTTAGCGCTCTTCCCGACAAATGTGATATACCCTGAAATCTTTGGCATCTCAACCTCCTTCGTTTTAGTTGGTCGGAGCGCTTTGCTCGCCTGGTGAATCATGATCTATACGATGCGATGCAAGCAAAGCGCTCGCCACAGCCACACGCTCTACTTGTAGCTTCGGTAGACCGATCTCCCGCCCAGAAACGAGATGAGCCCACCCCCGAAGGTTAGAGCTATCATCCCGAACGTTGGGAGGATCTTGGTCATTGTGTCCAGCCCGATGTAGTCGGTTATGTTGGCTGTAGCCCGTACAAGCGTTGCTTGGGCTACCAGCTCCGGGATAAAACCCAGACCGACGATCACCATGACGATCCCGACCACCAGGGCTATACCCCCGGATATGACGGGGCGCAATTCACCCATCATCTTCCTGCCCTCCTTTCTATCTTTACTTGCTGCGCTCTACCTGCTGCTGAACATCCGCCATATCCCAGCACCAGCCAGGGCGATCACCATCAAAAGAATCAGGGTGGGCAGCATCCTGCCCCCGGACCTGAGCCCTACGAAATCACCGGTCGCATCGTAGGCATAGGTAACTGTCACTGTGCGGGTTTGACTTTCTGCCAGGCCGCCCACCGTCAGGGCATCTGTTGTGCCCGAATAGGCGCTGGCAACGGGATTATCGGGGCCGTGTGAGCTGGTGATGCTGCTCACATATTGGGTCTCGTCGTTATACAGCGGTTGAGGCAGAGTTACGTCCCCTGAGGTTTCACCCCCCCCCGTGGTTATGTCCCCTGACATAGTATCGGAATCGGTTATCATTTCCTGCGTTGCGGATGTCAGGTCAGGTAAAAATGTGATCGCAATTATCAAGAATATAACTACGATCACCGAGATGAATATCTTATCCAT